TCTGTTCAAATTCTTCAATGTCGATACTGCCCTCTTCGGCATAGAAACCCTGTATTGCAATGCGTTTGATGTATTCGTGTATACGGTTTAGACAACCGTTATACGCACGCTGACGTGGTATCAAATCTTCGATTACTGACCTACCGAAAAATTGTCCTGCCGTTTCACGACACATCATTTGCGTTAGCGGTATGCGTGAATACGGTAGCGGACCGTAGTAAACCAAATGTTCGTCACCGACAATGATTATCATTCTTCCGTCCGGTCTGTGTTTGGTCGGACGTTCAAAATACGTAATCACTTTTGCGGCGTTATCTACCGAACGTGTACCTAATGTTGTGACGGTATTCTCGTAACCGAAACCGCCTCCGGCAACAACGGGCGTCAATTCAAACGTTTCAACCGTTGCACCCTCAACTTTGATACCGTATAGGTCGTATATTTCCTCTTTGGTCTTTACTTGCTCCAAAATAATTGAACGTTGTGCCTCTATTCCCTCTTTGAATATGCTTTCTGGGAATACTTCGTACG